TCGGCCAACGGTCACCAGGCGGTTTACTGGGACGACAAGACCGCCACGGTGTGGGTTTCACCCGCTCGGCTGGCCGACGCGTGGCGAGCACGTCAGGGGCTGTCACCGCGTGAACGACAGCTCGGCGCAGAGGACGCCATCCGCGCCGAACTCAAGGCCAATGGCGTCGATTCCAACGGCAAGGCTAAGTGGGTGGATCGCATCAACAAGCGTAAAGCCAAATACCTGGCCCTGACAGACGGTATCGCCGAGCTGGTGATGGGTCGAGCGGGACAGGCCGACGAAATTGAGGAGGAGTTGCCCGATGACGACTGATCCCCACCGATCGTGCAACGTGGAACAGATCGACGTCACAGCTTTTGACGACCAGGCACGCGGCGTCAAGTGCTTTATTTGCTCCGGTTGCCAGACGCAGTACGAAGTTCCGTTCGATTGGGACCAGCACCTTCGTTCGGGGGAAGTGTATCCTCCGAGTCAACAACCGTAAGATTACGGAAGGCCCCTAGAGCGCCACCGTCCGTGGTGCCCGGTACGCGGTGCCCACCGGGCGCTCCTAGGCTCTCCGAGACCCCTTCTCTGGCCTCCGCTGGCACGCCCGGCGGAGGCCGTCCCATGCGGGGTGCCGGGGGGTTTCGCGGGGGGTACCGCAGGGAACCCTGGCGCCGCGATACCCCCCACGTTACCGGCGCGAGGCGTTATGTAACGCTCACCCGTTGTTAGGGGGTTACGAGCGGCATTTGGTGGGGGTTACGGCTCGGAAGACCCATCTCGTAACCCATGGCGTTCCATTGTCGTCAACGCAAGTTACTAATCAGTAATACCCTCTGATTGGGAACGGAGCAACTAACACGAAAATTTTTATATACAAGGGTAACGAGGGTAACTCGTTCCCGGCTGCACGGCCCTTTTGTGCGTGCACTCCCGTGCGCATCCGGAGCTGCCCCCCGTACTCCAGGCCGCGATACCCCCCCCTGCGATTTGCTTCTTACGCATGAAAACTGATAGACTGGCGCCATAACCACAACAACCCACGAAAAAGGTTTTGCAACCCCAATGGACGACGAAGAAGAAACCATCACCCTACCCGTCATGAACGACGACACACTACAGCTTCCCCGCATTGACCCCCAAGAGGCCACGGAAGGCCACGGGAGCGCACAGAGCACCCCCGCCGGGCCCGGGGCCCCGGGACACCGCAAGAGGTCCAGGAAGACCCCACGGGAGGCCGTCCCGGGGCATGCGCGGCTGCTGGCCCGCACGCGGGCGGGCTGGCCGGGTGCCCGTGAGCGCTTCTTGGACGCCCTGGAAGACGCTTGGCCCATCGCCCTTGGCATAACCCTGGGTTCGGCCGGTGCTGCGGTCGTGTTCATCCTTGCGTGGCAAGTATGGGTGGGGGTGGCGTTCTGCTGATCAAGCCACTTGACAACTAAGCAAGTCGTGTGCTACCCTGGACGAACAACAACCGAGGAGGAAACCCCAGTGGGAGTCTTTGAAGAGGCCATGAGTTCGCTCGGTCTCGCCCCCCGACCTCAGCAGGTCAAGCTGGTCGATTACGCCCGGCAGGCGTCGGCCAACGACGACCACAAGTTCGTTCAGGCTGGCACCGGCACCGGCAAGAGTTACGCAATCCTGACCACCGCGCTGGAGACCAGCCGCGAAACCGGCGTGCCGTCCCTGGTCATCTGCCCCAACAACTCGCTGATCGACCAGTACGTCAACAAGGACGCACCCGAGATCTCTCGGGTCGTGGGCGGTGACTTTGTCCACATCAAGGGCCGATCTCGTTACGTCTGCGCCAACTCCAAGGCTCTCCAGCGCACCGGCTCCGACCGGACCGCCCGTCAGGAGTATCGCACCCTCGTTCGGGCCGGAAAGCTCGAGTGGGCCGAGCTTGGCCTCGACTACACCTTCGGCTGCCCCGGTTCCCCTGACTGCGGACGCGACACCAGTCTCGAATCCGACTTCTGTCCGCAGCACGGCGTGGTCAACCGCGACCTCGACCAGTCGTGCGCCTGCGAGTATGTGTGCGGGTCGTTCGAGGCCAAGAAGCGCGCCATGGCTGCCGACGTCGTAATCACCAACGCACACGTCCTGGTTTGGGACCACCTGGTGCGTGGATTCACGCAGGGTGGCGCTCAGCTGCTGCCGGACGTCGCAACCATCTTCGTCGACGAGTGCCACGAGCTTGAGTCCATCGGCCGTGAGTGCCTCAGCGACGAGATCAAGCCGGGTTCGTCCGTCTACGAGGCGGTCAACGGTCTGAGCCAGTGGGCTCAGGAGGCCATCAGCCGCATGGTTCGCGCCAACCAGACCGAAGCGCTGCTCAGCCGCAGTCCTCACCTGGTTGAACTGGCAAACCAGGCGCGCGAAGACGCCAAGGACCTAGAGAACCGCGCCAACACCGAAGGGGTCGATTTCGATCTGGCCAAGGAGTACCGCCGTGAGGCCAAGCGGCTCACCCGCTTCGTCGATTTCGTAGCCGAGCACGACGACTTCATCTCGATCATCGAGCTGGCCGAGTCCACCAATTACCAGGGTGAAAAGGTCATCGAAGCCACCCTCAAGCGTCGGTGTGTGAACGCTGCTCCCATGTTCAACCAGATTCTGGCTCCGGGTGGGGTGGCGTCCGTGCTGGTGAGCGGCACCATCCCGTCGAGTGCACCTCGGCGTTTGGGTCTGAAGGCCACGGTCGAGAACGTGGGTCACCCGTTCGACTATTCCAAGTCCACGCTGGCCATTAGCCCCCACAGCCCCAAGGACCAGTCCCATTTCATCAAGCGGGTGGAGCAGGTCGCGGCGGCCATCAACGACACGGGCGGTGGCACTCTGCTGCTGTTCACTTCGTGGGCTGACCTGGAGTCGGTGGTTCCCGCCATCGCCCGTCGCCTGAGCCCGGGTATCGACGTTTACGTCCAGCCCAAAGACGATCCCGCCGAGCTGAAGCAGGACATTGAGGACTTCAAGGCGGACGGCAACGCCGTTCTGGTCGGCGTGCGCTCGCTGTTTACCGGTCTCGACATCCCGGGTCCGGCGCTGCGTCAAGTGATCCTGTGGAAACTGCCCTATGAAGTCCCCACGCTCGAATGGAAGGCGATCCAGGCGGTTCACGGTCGTAGCGTCTACTTCGATTCCATGCTCACGGTGCTCACGCAGGCCATCGGCCGTTTGGTCAGGTCCGTAGACGATTCCGGCCGCGTCTTCATCGTCGACAACCGGGCAGCCAACCAACGGTGGCGCTCCAGTCACATGACCGCCCACGTTGCTGAATTTTCGGCCCATCGCCGACCGCAGCGATCTTAACCAGCCGCAGTCTGCCCCGGCCGACCGCCGCGTGATACACTGGACCCGTCCGGACACCCCCGGACGGGTCCAAACCGTTAGGTTGATCGGAGAGCGTCGTGGCAGACATCGACCGCACAGACTTTGAGTTTCTCACCACCATGAGCACGATGCTCGACCATGGGTCGCAGCTGGCTCGAGCCTATCTGGCCAACAGCAGCCCTGAAACCCGCCGAGCCAACGTGGCTGACCTGGCGCGCGAAACCGTCACCGCTCACACTGAGATCATGGATCGCATCCAAGGCTGGCTCGAGGACGTGGAACCGCCCAGCTCTGAGCGTGAGGGCGAATCGGCCCGAATGTTCTGACCGGAGGAGTCATGGCCACACCTTCAGAGTTGCCTGAACTCGACCTTATCTCCAGACTTGACACGCTTGAGTCTGACCTTCACGAAGCGGTTGACCGCGCTTTGGCTCCGGCGTTGCGTCTTGCCGCGCGCTCCGTCCCCACCCCGGTTGAAGCTTCTCGCCGCAACGCCCGTGTAGCTCAGCGCTTGCGGGAAGCCCGCGCTCCCATCGTCGAGGCCATCACTGTGGCCATGGTCGCGGCGGTTGAATTGGGGATCGACGATGCTCAGCAGGAGCAGCCCCCCAACCCTGAGCATGAAGAGCCCGATCCTTCCGCCTTGTTGTCCGACGTTGATGTCAATAGCGACATTCGCAGCGCCCTCATCGTCGTTGGCGCGGCAGTAGCGTCCGGCGTGGGCGACATCGCGGATCGGGTCATCAGCGTTGCCAACGCCATCCACGTTCAGGTCATCACGCGCGTTATTGACGCGTACAACCGGGCCAAGCGGTGGTACGCCCGACGTCACCAGTTTGATCTGCTTTGGGTCACGGTCGGCGATCGTCGTGTGTGCCCCATCTGTAGCCCCCTCAGCGGTAAGACTGTTGCCAGCACCGAAGCTTTCAGCTCTGACGAGGCCACGTTCTCCGGTGTCTTCGGCCAGCCCCCCGCCCACCCGCGTTGCCGCTGCTATCTCCAGGTTCAGCAGCGTTAACCGGGTGACACACGCCACGCCTCCGCAGTTGCGACACCAGCAAGCAGCATGATAGACTGGCCTTGTACAGAGCGGGGGAAACCCCACTCAGGCACTAAGCATCCTCCCGATGCCTTGCCACCGGTTACTTCACTGCAAATGGAATAACGCCGTTAGCTGTTAATTCTCGGGAGGTCTAACAGCACCGACCCGATGCCTTGCCACCGGTTACTTCAATTGGCGAAAACACCGTTGGTTACCCATTCTCGGGTCACCTGCTGCGAAACGGCCTCCCGTTGACGCTCAACCATCAACGAGGAGGCCGTTTCCATGTCTAGATTCAATAAGCCGGGCGTGCGCGCCGTTGGGTCCGCTCCCGTCACGTCGGTGTCGTCAACGCCGGACACCACCACCCACGAGGGTGCTCCCGGCTTCACCCGCGACCACAAGTCCGAGCTGTTCCTGCTGGCTGTGTCCAACATGGTCGGCCAGACTTCGTTCTATGAGTCGGCTTCCGACCGCGACAGCCGGTTCCGCATCCTGCTGCGCGAGCTGGCGGTCAGCGACCCGAAGTGGACCGCTGGTCTGCTGCGTTGGCTACGCAACGACGCCAACCTTCGAACCGCTGCCGTTCTCGGCGCTGCCGAATTCGTCCACGCACGCCGTGAGGCCGACGAGCACGGCTTCAATCGCCAGGTCGTCGATTCTGTTCTCCAGCGCGCCGATGAGCCGGGCGAGCTGCTCGGCTACTGGATTCAGACCTACGGCCGTGAGGTCCCGATGTCGGTCAAGCGTGGGCTTATCGACGCCATCCGCCGACTGTACAACGAGTACTCGCTGCTCAAGCATGACACCGCCTCTCACGGCCTGCGGTTCGGGCATGTGATCGAGCTGGCCCACCCGCGCCCCCGCAACGACTCCGAGAACGCCCTGTACCGCTTCGCCGTTGCTCGCCGCTACGACCGTCGTGCGGACGTCCCCGACGAGCTGACCATGGTCCGTCACAACGCAACGCTGCGAACGTCGGCTGACGTGAATCCGAACGCCATGCTGAACTCGGAGAACTTGCGGAAGGCGGGCATGACCTGGGAAGACGCGCTCAGCCTGGTCGGGTCGAAGGTGCCCAAGGCCGATCTCTGGTCGGCGCTGGTTCCGACGATGGGCTACATGGCCCTGCTGCGCAATCTCCGCAACTTCGACGAGTCCGGGGTGTCGGACAAGGTCGCGCGGCAGGTGGCGGTCACTCTGGCGGACAGCGCCTACGTCATCAAGTCTCGTCAGTTTCCGCTGCGGTTCCTCAACGCGTACCGGTCTGCTCCGTCGCTTCGGTGGGCTTGGCCGCTGGAATTGGCACTCAATGCGTCCCTGCGGAACGTTCCGGCTCTGCCGGGCCGTACCCTGGTCCTCGTAGACCGATCCGGTTCGATGTTCAGTTCGTACTCTGCCAAGTCTGACGCCGACTTCGCCGACACCGCAGCGGTGTTCGGCACGGCGCTGGCGCTACGTGCCGAGTCGGCGGACCTGGTTGAATTCGGCACGGACTCAGCGCCGGTCGAGTTCAATGACGCTGAGTCCGTGCTGAAGATCGTCGGCCGGTTTCGGAACCTGGGTGGCACTTACACGTCGGAGGCCGTCCGACGTCACTACCACGGGCACGATCGGGTGGTCATCCTCACCGACGAGCAAGCGCACGGCTCCTACTGGCGTGTCAGCAGCGAACCGGGTCACCGCGTCCCGGCCAACGTTCCGATGTACACGTGGAACCTGGCGGGTTACCGTGCCGGTCACGCCATGTCCGGCCGAAACCGTCACACCTTCGGTGGTCTCAACGACGCCGCGTTCCGCATGATCCCGCTCATCGAGAAGGGTCGCAAGGCCGACTGGCCGTGGCTTGAAGGCTAATACCTTCAAAATCGGTTAAACATGGCGAAAGCCCCCAACCCGCGACAGGTTGGGGGCTTTCGCGTAAGCAGGTCAGCTGGGGGGCATCTCCGCGCCAGCTATCCTACCAGACGACCGGCGCGAGCGCCAGTCCGGGTCCGACCCATGCGCCAACACGGTCGATCTCCCTGCCGCCGCACCCTGTCCAGGAATCCGCAGCAGTCGCCATGGTACCGTATGATTTGTCTGGCTGTCAACCAGTAGCAAACTTGCGTCGTAGGCAAGCACATGATACAATGGTTGGATAAACCTGAGGCCACGCGCGAGGAGCAAACATGAGCAGGATCGACATTTATGAGGCCAAGTACGGCAGCGGCGTGATGGGGTACGACCCGATCGAGTCTGCCAGCCCCCGCACCAGCCACCGGGAAGGCGAAGAGCTGGACGCCGTGGCCACCCTTGCTGGCCTGCTGGCCGACATGGGGGACGACGACGTTCTGATCATTCACCGAGTGGTCGATTGAGCGACTTGCGCCGAGCGCACCGAGTGTGATACCATAGAGTGGTTGGGGTTGGGAAGCCAGCCATTTTGAGGTCACCTCCTCGTTGCCGGAAGCCCCCAATGGCCCGTAAGCCGTTGGGGGCTTTCAACATGCCTAGTACTTGTCACGACGACAAGTCGCATGATATACTAGTATTACACAAGCCGGGCCGTTAGTCCCCGGCCCGCAAGGAGGATAAGGTGAACTACCCCACAACAACTCGCGTCGGCGACATCGAATTGCCGGAGCTGCCCAAGGGCTGGCTCGTTTACGTGGATACCGAAGGTTCGGGCCTGTTCGGCGACGGAGAACCGTTCGCCGCTGGCAATCGGGCCGCTCAGCCCCCCGCCCGTGTGTCCGTGGTGTCGGTGTCGTTCCGGCAGCCGCTCGCAGATGGGTCCCCGGGCGAGCGTGTCGATTACGCCTGGCCCTTCGATCAGGGCCCGCTGATTGGCAAGCCGGGTTCCCCGATCAAGGACCCCGAGACCGGCGTCTGCCGTTTCGTTCCGATCACCCGCGCCGAGCAGGACCGGCTGCTGGCCGTGTATTCGAAGGTTCTGGGCCAAACGGTCACTCTCGAAGACGCAGCTCCCAACCTTCCCGCCAGCGAGTACGCCAAGCTCATTGCGTGGCTCGATCGGCGCGACTCGCTCGGCATGCACAACTCGGTGCACGACATGCACACCTTCCGCCACGGTCTGCGCGCAGCCGCAGGAGGCGACTCTACCATCAAGGATCGCCAGTACGCGTGGGACCCTGACAGTGAGCCGGGAACCTGGCGACCCGATCAGCCCCAAAAGACCCACATGATGGAACCCACCCTCGAGCCGCTGGCTGACGTGACCGGCGTGCGCCGGACCATCTGGTGCACCATGGTCACTCAGAAGCAGCTCATCGACCCGCTCCACCCCGCTGCTCTCAAGCCGACCGCCCGTCGACTGTGGGGCGACGACTCCACCGACGAGGAGTACGAGCTTCAGGCCGAACTCAAGCGGCAGGGCACGGGTCTGATCAAGCGGTACGACCTGCTGCCCTGGTCGGGATCGATCGGCCGGTACGCGGCCAAGGACACCGCCCTCGGTCACGCGTTGCAGGAGTACCAGATCGAGGCAGCCGAAACGGGCGCGGTTCTGCCCAACTTCTGGCAGCTCCACCAAGCCGAAATGGAGCTGCGCACCACGCTTTACCGCATGGAACGGCGTGGGGTGGCGTATGACCACGAAAGGTCGTGGGCTGAGGGCGAGAAGCTCCGCCAGCTCAACGCCGAACTCGCCACCCGCATGCCGTTCGATCCCAGTAAGCCCAACCAGGCCAAGCGGTTCTACTTCGGGCCGATTTGCAGCCGAGCGAAGCAAGCAAACGACGCATGGAACTTTGCGCACCCCAGGTTTTGCGCGACTTCGTGCGGCGAGTGCGGCGGTAAGAACGGTCTAGGGCTGGAGCCGTTGGCCCGAACCGAGAAGACCAAGGCACCCAAGCTCGACATCGAAGAGCTGCGGCGCCTGGCGGCTGAAGATCAGCCTTGGGCCAAGGAGTACGCGCTGTGGACCAAGCGGCGTAACTCCGACTCCAAGTGG